CATGGCATATTTTGCCTCTGAAATCCCCCACTCCTTCAAACCTTCCGTGACTGTGTCAGCCAATAGGTATGATATGCCGTAATCGCCCAGTGCTTTCTTTGCCTTCAAATATTTCTCCTCGTCTCTTTGATCCCCTAAGCTAGCTGCATAGACTTCTAACAAGTCCTTCGTGTTGCTGTTTAGGTCCATCCGGTCGAGATTGATCATCTTGCTGGTGTATAGCTCGATTATTGCCAGAATTGAGGATGAATATATCGGCTCCAGTAGAAGAGCTATAGCTAATTTGGATGTCTCCTGGCAATTATCACTCTCGGTGACTATGGACAGCTTAGTCGGGTGGACGCTTGTGGACCTTCTTTCTTCGCACTCTATCTCTATGCACTTATTTGACCCTAATGCCGCTCGTAGCACTCTCTCCCGCTTGTTCAGTTTGACCAACAATTGGAATATGTTCCTATGGATTCCCATCTGATACTTATACTCCACCATCTCGAAAAGGTCTGATTTGGTCTGGAGTATAGCCACGACTTCTCTGGCTGTCCTAGCGAACGGTGCCAACTCTCTCAAATAATCCTGATGAGCTAGGTTCTGTATCTGGCCGAGATATTCGGCTGTCAGATCTGTTGCGAGTGGTTCCAGGGCTGGTTCAGGGTGTTCACCTTTGACTTCTTCTTCCTGCTTCTCGGGGAGTGGGTCGTTATTTGCTTGTTCGGGGGGTATTTTAGCAGCTGATAGTTCGACCCGTTGTTTGGCGGGGACATATCGTGTGTGCCTGTCTTCTTCGTTCTCTTCCTGGCCATCGTAAGCAAGCTCATCTTCCTCGTCGGCGCCTATAGGTTTCGAAGCGTGCTTCCCAACTCGACCGTTGTAGAGCAGTCTCATGAAATCTGATATCACGGTTTTCGCTTGTTCCCAGGAAAAGAAGGTGAGTTCGTCACTCAAGACATACAGTGCGTGGTCCATCGTTGGGTTCCTGACTATACGCATCTGGGGGAGATTCTTCGTGGGTAGCCGTTCCATTAGAGCTGACAGCACTTTGGGATCGAGGTAATATGCCCCCCGAATCGCTGCTTGGGTTAATGCCATGTACAGGGTAAGATTAGCAGCTCGCGAAACCTGTTCTGACAAGATAGCCGTGGAGGGTATGCCATGCAATTCTGCGATGATCGATATTACTCCTGGGACCCAACAGAACCCCGAATTTGGGGTTTCCCAATATCCAAAGTACACTGAGGGTCGTAACATCGTG